TCACAATGCGATTGAACTGCTAAAAGCTGATACCAATTCTTGATGCATCGATTCTAGTACATGAGCGTAAACATTCATTATCATTTCTGGAGTACATCCTAAACGTTCTGCAACCGAGTTGATACTTGGTCGATTATTTGATTCTAAAAGTAAGGTCGCATGTGTATGTCTCATCATATGAGGATGAACATTGTCTAAATCACAATGTTTAACAATTCTACGAAATGAATACATCATTGTATTATCTGCTATAGGTGTACCTTTTTGATCAGATATAAAAACAAAGTTAGATTCTTTAAATTTAAGACCAAAAGATAAATGTTTCTTTTGGCACCATAATTTATATTTTTTCAGTTCATCCATTATCTGACTATCCATTAATACAGTACGGTAAGAGTTATCTGTTTTTGGTTTACGGTTTCCTTTGTTATCACGAGTAGAATTGATAGTAATTTGATTGTTACTAAAATCAATATTTTCCCATTGTAAACCTAATAGTTCACCACGTCGTATACCAGAATAAGCAAGTACCAAAACACATACATAATTCGTTAAGTTCTCAATACGTTTAGCAGTGCTTATAAAAGTACTTAATTCAGCTGCAGTTAAGTGTTTTACTTTTTTATTAGGTTTTGGAATCTTAATACGACCAAACCTATTACGACTAATAATTTCATCCTCAACTGCTTCATTGACTGCTATTTTAAATAAAGAATGCAGTAATCTAACCGTTGATGGTTTGTAGTCTTCCAGAAGCCTATTGATGAATACTTGCTTATAGGTGATTTTATCCAACTTAGATAATTTGTAATCACCTATCAATGGATTAATCTGTAAACGAATTGCCATTTCTCGTTGTCGTTTGGTACTTTCACTCCATTCAGAATGAGATTCATACCACAGTTGCATCCACGTATTAACCTTCATATTATCATAATCAATCATCTTAGATTGTCCTTGTTGAACCATTGATTGTGCTTCTAATAATAGTTTGTAGGCTTCATTCTCACTGGATAAACCTTCACGAGATAACTCTTTTCTTTTTCCGTAAATATCATAATAGGTCCAACGAATTTTCCATTTTTCTTCATTTTTAGTATTGCGGTAAGTGTAAATATATTTGTATTTTTTTGAAGCTATTAATTTTGTCATGTTCATCCCTCATTCTATACTGGGCGGTATATTAAACGAGTGGGGTGTAGGTAGAACCACATCCTTTCAATTGGTTGTAATTATTTATTTAACATATAGTTATAACTATCATCAAAGGCTTTGTCGATTAAGACTTTTGCATACTCTAATGTTTCTGCACGATAAGAAGTGATAGTCGGTAGTGAATTTTCAAAGTCCTGGAGTGAGGAATTAATTAACTCATCACTCCAATTTACTTCACCATTTATTTTCCACTGCATTACTTGATTTCTTTTTTTATTTATTGTTTCAGTTCTTTTTAAGTTATAGTAGTTTTCAATTTCTTTTATTACTGATTGTGAATCATCTACAGTGGTTGAATCTGACACAATAGGTCCTTTTCTTTGAGGAATATCATTAATAGTTTCTTTTCCAACATCTGTGTTATCTACTGTATTGTCATTAACTGTGCTTATTTCAGATTCATTAGCAGAATTTTCTTTTGAGTCTGACTCTTCTTGGATACTTTCAGTTGATTTATTTTCAGCTTTTAAAAGATCTAGCTCTCCTTGTTTAGCTTTCTGTTCATCTTCAAGTTTTTTCTTTTCAACTTCTAACTTTTTCTTTTCAGCTAAAATTTTATTCTGTTTCTTTTTATTAGCTTTATCAATTTTATTTTGTGCTAATTCTGTTTTTTCTCTATTTGTTTCTTGAGCTTTATTAAAAGCGTAAAATGTAGAACCACCAACTAATAAAATACCAATTAAACTTATAATAGTAATTTTTTTATTTTTCATTACAATCTCCTTTTAATTAAAATAAATTTTTAAACTATCTGACCTTCCAAAGACAAATTGGCAGTCTTTATAGTAAAATACTAATCCTTTTGTATCGCGGTAATAATTAATTGTTTCCCATAAATAAGCAGGTGGTATTTCTAAAAATTCTGCAACCTCCCAATACTCACGCAACCCCAGCTTATAACATACGATTAAATCATCTAATGGGACTAAGTATCTGTAACCCCATTGTCTAGCACGTGCTTCTTGTTGGCATTTTTCAATAGTATTTAAACAAGATAGATCACCAACTGATGTTTTATCATGACCGACTTCTTCAGCAATATCAGCTATATTTTGTTTATATCCACGTTTTGAATTAACGTAAACATTATTTCCGTAAATAAAAGCACCATGCTTACTATTCATAGAAGTGTTAAATTTGAAATCCAAATGTTGATTATCATCTACTATTTTTTCTAATCGATTCATCCACACACCTACTTATTTTTACTTTTAATAAATTCAATAAAGTTTAATATTTCTTCCATATCATCTTCAGTCACATCATCATCTATATGCGATGCAATAACTTTTAATTTTTCATCCTCAATTATTTCTGGTTCGTCTCTGCCTAACAAGTAGTCAGTAGAAACTCCAAAGTAATCAGCAACTTTTTTTAGATTGTCAGTTGAAGGAGCACTTTTGTCCCATTTGTAAATTGCACTTTCACCCATTCCTAATTTTAAAGCTAGTTCTTTTAGAGATATTTTTTGTTTATTAGCTAAAAATTTTACTCGTTCTAACAGCGACATATCAGCATTCTCCTAATATCTTACAAAATAAGTATCGTATTTTACAACAAAACACTTTACAAGTATCTTATTTTATAATATACTAATCGTGTAAGTTAATTTGATAGAAAAAAAGCGACTAAATAGACCTTAAAACGTTCCCCAACGTAATTAAAAGGTTAATGCATTAGGCTTATTAACTATGTATTAATAGTATCGTATTTTATAATTCAAGTCAACAAAATTGTTGAATTCTATTAAATTAACTTACAAATTATAAAAAAGGAGGTCTTAATTGTGCCAGATACAAGTACAGCGAGAGAGAAGATTCGTAATTATTTTGATAATAAGGGGATTTCACTTATCAGTGTAGCTACTTATTTCAATGTTAATAAACAAGACTTAAATGATTATCTAACAGGAAAGAATCAAAGTAAGAAAGCTCATGAAACACTAACAGCACTTATTGAGTATTACAAAATAAGATGATGTGGAGGTGATTAACAATGTTTCAAGTCACAGCAAACGAGAAAGAAATAAAATCAGTCATTCAAGATACGATTAAAGAATTACTTGATCCAATTGATTACATTTCAGTGAATAAAGAAACCCTTTGTAAGATGACGGATATGGATGAACAGTATTTGGAAGATAATATTTTGGATGATACACGAATCAAACCATTTAAGAGAGTACGTCCTAATGGTCGCAAACCTTACTGGTTGACTGAATTATCATTCGGTAAAGAGAAACGATATTTAAGAGACGAAATTATTAAAGTAATTTCTGAATGGAATTAAAAAATAATACTGGGCGGTATTAATTAAGAAAGAGGGAATGACCAATGACAGTGAGTGATATCAGCACTTTTAAGAAACGTATCAATGAAGCAAGAGCAAATAAGAAACGTTTGGAATTAATAGCAAACGATTTATCTACAGCTTATCCAGAAGATAGTTACGCAAGCATGATGCATCAAGACTTAATGAATCGGATTGAAGAATTATGAAGGGAGGTGAAGAAAATATGTACACGTTAAAAATTACAGCAGGTAGCCGACTGTTAAACGCACCGACTATATTATCATTTACAGCGGATAACTATTCTGAGTTTAAAATCAGATTTCTAAAACGATTTGGAAACGTTGGTGGATCCAATAGTGCTATGGCTGAAAAAAGAAAATTAAAAGAAAAGATAAAAGAATCATATTGTATGAATGGATTTAAGCAAATATTCTTTGAATCTAATTATTGGCATTTAGATATAAAAAAGACCAACTAAGGATACCAGCCCTAGTCAGTCAGTTAGTAAAAATTATTTGAATAAAGTATACCACAGAAAATGGGAGTGAGTAAATAATGTTTAATCCTAACGCATTTTATAATGACGAACAGTGGCAAGATATTGTACGTAGATGTACGAAGTTGCCTACTGATCGTGCCTATATGGTAATGCCAAGAAATCAAGGAAAAACAATGTTTTCAAACATGATGAAATATTATTTAGAGGAGTTAGAAAAAATGACAAAAATTGATGAATCGAAACATTATAAATTTAGTGAGATTGTAGCAATGGTAGAAAGTGATAAGTTACCAGTGGGAACTAAAGTAGCACCACATAACGTATTTGATTATTTAATAGTAGGAAAAGGAACAAACGGAAATAACTTAATTGATCAACATGGTAATGCTTGCATTAGATTTAATATGAATTTAGCTTTTAGAGAACTTTGGACTATCAAGCTTCCTAAAGAAGAGCAATTTTATTTAAAAGCACCAGACTCTTTTGAAATGTATTCTGTTTATTTAAATTATGATAAAGAATTAAAAAAATATTCTCTAGATGATAAATTTGAAATACAAGCTTTTCAATCTAAATTCACACAATCAGAAATTTCAGCTATGCCATTTAAAACAAGCTTCTTTAAACAAATTAAAGTGAATGAAGAATAAATGGCTGGTTCAGAAAAACTAGTTGAACAAAAAATAAAAAAATACTTGGATTCAATTGGAGCTTATTATTTAAAAGTTCATGGTTCAGCTTATCAACCGTCTGGTACGCCAGATATTCTAGCTTGTGTTAACGGAAGATTTATTGCGGTAGAAGTTAAAAGACCCAATGGCGGTGTTGTTTCCGAACTTCAAAAAAGTAAAATTAAAAAAATCAACAAGGCAGGAGGGATTGCTTTTGTTGCAAGAAGTGTGGAAGATGTTTCCTCAATGCTCAAATCCAACAATGTTATATAAATTTCAGAAGAAAATTCTTGATGAAATAGACCCTTCTTATTTATTAGCGATGGATACAGGAACAGGCAAAACCTTAACAGCAATCCATCATTATGCAAAGTGGTCTGATGGAGAACCACTACTCATTGTAGCGCCACCTCAAAAAATAAATGAAGGTGGATGGGAAAGAGATATACAAATGTTTTGTGATTATTATGGTGTTTCTATTGAATTTGAACAATTGAGTTATGGAAAACTATTTAATGGCCGAACACGTAATGGAAAAAGAGAAATTAATAAATCACTAGATCGATACAAAGGTTGGCATATTATTTTTGATGAAGCTCATTATATCAAGAACCCAACTAGTGAACGAGGTAAAGCCGCATTAAAAATTATGAGCTATGCAACTAATTTTTGTTTATTGACTGCTACACCAGCAAGCAACGGATGGGAAGACACCTTCACTTATATGATTGCTTTTGGATATTTCAAAAATAAAAAAGAAATGACAAATGAATTTGCAGAATGGGGAACCATGTATTTAGGCACTCGGAATATTCCTAAAATCAGCGGTTGGAAAAATGAGGATATTTTAGAATCTTATTACAATTCATTTACCGTTTCAATTAATAAGAATGAAGCGTTGGACTTACCACCATTAATTATTAAAGATGTACCATTCAAGAAATCAGTTGAATATGCAAGGATTTTAAAAGACCGAGTATTTAATGAAATTGATTATGATACAGCTCCTAAATTAGCACATGGGTTACGTCAGTATGCAAACGTTAAAGATAAACTTGATTACATTTCAATGCTTTGTGAGGGGACTAAAAATAATATTGTCATCTTTTATTATTATCAGTCAGAACTTGAAGCACTAAAAACAGTAATTAAAAACAAAAAAATATTTGAAGTAAATGGCCATGTTAGTTCACTGCCTAAAAAAGAGAGTTGGGCACAGTTAAAAAATACGGTAACACTCATTCAATATATGGCTGGTAGTGCTGGAATAGAGTTGCAATACGCTAATGAAGTCGTTTTTTATACACCAACTTATAGTTATCAAGATTATTCACAGGCAATGGGCCGAGCATATCGTAATGGCCAAACTAGAAAAGTCACCATGTATCGGTTTATCACAAAAAATACAATTGAACAAGCCATATATCAAGCATTAGAGAACAAAGAAGATTTTTCTGAAAACTTGTATATGAAAACTAAAATGTAAAAGGTAGGTGGTTTCAATGCCAAAACAATTTGAATCTGCAGTAGTGAACACGCAACCGTCCATTACTAATTCAAAGAAGCCGAGAATTAAAATAGATACAGACTTAGAAAGTGGGGATATTGTCACTTGTTCTAAAAAAAATGGAAGTATGTTCAAAGCTAAAGTATTCAAAGTTTTAAACTGCAGTGTTGTAGTAGAACTAGACAACAGAGATAGGGTAGTTGTCAGCATAGATGAAGTTGAAAAAGTTGGTGAAAGCTTATGAGTAATTTATTCGGAGTAGAAAAGGTTGATCCAAATGTAACAGAGAATCGTAATGTATATGTAGGTGGTTCAGATGTGCCAGTTATTTTAGGATTATCCAAGTATAAAACACAATATGAGCTAGCTAAAGAAAAAGCTGAAATAGTAAAATCAGATTTTCAATCGAACCCATATATAAATTATGGTAATAAGATGGAGCCAATGATTAGAGAATACATCAATACTGTTAACAGTCTACATTTTAGACCAGAAACATTTGTTGATGAAGAAAATTGGATACGATCTAATGTTGATGGCTACGATGAAGATACAGGATTGTTGCTAGAAATCAAAACACATGGCGCATCTCCTACTATTAAAGTTTATGAAGCGCAAATGCAACTTTATATGAAACAAATGAATATAGAGGTCGGTTGGCTTGCGATGTATAAAAGACCTAGTGATTTTGATTTAGAATTTGATCGTGAAAATTTACAAATAAAAGAAATTGAACGAGACGATGATTACATTCAAAAAATACTAGATTCTATAGAAACATTTTGGATTCGAGTACAAGCTATAAAAGATAATCCTAAAATGAATGAAACTGAATTTTATACGTACGGAAACGATATGGAGAAATTGGCCAAAAGGGTTGAACGTTTTGAAATGAAGATTGTCAATATCAAAGAACAAGCCAAGCATATTGAAGCGCAACAAAAGATATTAAAACAAGAATTGTACACAAAAATGGAAGAGAACGATATCAAGAAGTTTGAAACGGATTTACTATCAATTACTCGTGTACTACCTACAACATCAAGAACAATTGATAGTTCCAGATTAAAAAAAGAAAAACCAGATGTTTACGATTCTTATACAAAAGTTTCAAATAAAAAAGGTTTTGTAAAAATTACAGTTAAAAATAATATGGAAATTTGAGGAGGAAAATAAATTGATCAAACCATTAAAAACGACTACCCAATTTTATGCATCAACACGAAAGGAAGCAGAAGAGGATATGAAAAAAAATCATAAAGACACAAAAGGAACCATTAATCGTGTCACTTATGATGAAAAAGTCCATAAAGAATTTGGAGTATATTGCTTGGTCACTTATGTAGAAGAATTTGCTGCAGTAAAAGATGTTGTTGAAGGAGGAATTTATTAATGAGTATTTTACCACCAAACAAACCACAAACGCCAAAAGATACACCACGCAATTTCTTTATCTGGGGTCCAACTATGGGAGGAAAATCATTCCTTGCTTCACAGTTTCCCAATGCATTGGTATTTAATACAGATGGTAATGCAGAAGCAAACACAATTCCAAGTGTTCAATTGCGGAACATTAAGGATAAGAATGGAAAAATCACAAGAAGTGTCATTGATCAGTTAGATAAATTGTTAACTGCCTTGCAAAGTGAAAAGCACAGCTACGAAACAATTATTTTAGATGTTATCGATGATATTATCGTAATGATTGAACAGTATATTTGTGACAAAGAAGGCGTGGAAACTTTGGGAGATATCGGATACGGAAAAGGCTATGCAGCATTTACTAATATTTTCCAACAGTTGGTAATTGAACTGAAAGCTTTACCAATGAATGTCATTTATATTTCACGTAACGCTTCAAAAATGGAAGGCCAAACAGAAATTGAAATTCCATCACTAAAAGAAAAACATCAAAACATTGTAAACGGAAATTGTGATTTATCTATTCAATGTAAAAAAGTTGGGAAAAATTATATCCGAGTAGTGAAAGCAAGACGAAAAGACTATGATCGTTCACAAGTCGATGATAAAAAGATTCTTAAAATTCTTGATACGATTACTGGTGTATTCGGTAAGTCAGCTAAAACAACTAAGAAACAACAAGACGAAATCGTAAAAGAACTTGAAAAACGTGAAGATATTTTAGCAGCAACAGAAGAAAGTGAACCAACAAAATCAGAACCAAAATCAGAAGCAGTACAACCCAAAGAACAGGTTGATAACAAAAAAGAAAAAGTTTCCGCACCAATTAATAAAATTGAAAAGAATAAACCTGCTGCAAGTGGAATCGCAACAAAACGAATTAAACCAAAGATTTAAGTAATCAAAAAAATAAATTAATTATGAATAGGAGATTTTATTAATGGGATTAGCAGATAAAGCACAAGAAATTTTACAAGGGTTTGATCCAAAAAAAGATAGCCCAAACAACTCTAACAACAACTTGCCAGATGGTGAGTATGACATGGTATTGAATAGTGTCAGTCACAAAGTATCAGATCGTACAGGAACTGAATGGGTAAGTTTAGAATGTGAAGTAATTGCTGGGGAGCTAGCTGGACGTAAAGAATTTGTTGGTATGTTTTTTGGAACAGGTAGTGAATTTGTTACAAATAAAGCCATTAAATCGATGGCACAAGCAGCTTCTGTATTTGAAGTTGAGTTAAGTAATGATGATTGGGAAGATGAACACTCACTAGTTGAAGGATTACAACCAGCAATTGGCAGTCAGTTTTTATTAAAAATTGTTTCTAGTCCGAATAAAAAAGACCCATCAAATCCGTATCGTAACTTTGATTTTATTGGATACGAAGATGAGGAAAATAACGATGATCCATTCGCTACAGCTGGTGGCCAAACAATCGATATATCAGATGAAGATATTCCATTTTAAGGATGAGGTGTTCTGATGTTCACGTTTTACTGGTTTTTTAAAAGGAACGATCAATTTATGTTTGTCTTCAAAACTGGTGAAAGAATTGAAAAAGCTACAGATAAAGAGAGCCTATTAAAGGCTCTTGAATCTGCTGGCATCTTAGTCAGCTATGATAATTATGCAACTTTTGATCGTGAAATTGCTTTACTTTTATCCGATGGAAAAAACAAATATTTAAAACAAAACCTTTCAATTGATTTATCTCAAGAAATTAGAAATGCTTCAATAGAAGAAATCGGTTATTACACTAAGCTATTAAAAATTTCTAATACTGTTTATGACTACTGTATGAATCGGATTGAAATTTGCGAACACATCTTGAAAGAACGGGAAGAATATTTTGAAACGAAATTTGAAATTGTTTCAGAATTTAATTTAAATGCACAATCAATAAAAAAAACTCGTGCTGGTTTAGCTGCAGAAATTTTAGGAGCTGTTAAACAACCCAAACGAGCTGATACACTTTTATATACTTTTGATGAACGTATCCCACTAAATGAGTTGCCAAAAGATTTGATTCATTTTTATGAGCGAATCAAGACAAAGTATAAAGCTAGCTTTGATGATTCTTTAAAGAATGAAAATATTAAAATGACTTTAAATAATTTAACGCATACTTTTGGATTTGGTGGATCACATGGGGCCAAAGAGAAATATAAAAGAAAAGGTTTCTTCTTATATATAGATGCAAAAGCATTTTATCCAACACTAGCATTGAAAAATGATTGGTTTAGCAGTGGTATCAAAAATAAAGAAATCTACCGAGAAATTTATCAAAAGAAAAAAGAGTACGAAGAGGTAGACACAAAAAAGTCAGAAATATATAAAACAATCATTAACGCTACGATAGGAGCAATGAACAATCCTTATTCCGCATTGTATGATCCAAATAAATTTTATAATGTGACCGTCAACGGACAATTAATCATGACACATTTAATTGTATTACTGGAAAACTTTATCAGTGAAGTTGTTCAAACCAACACCGATGGCATTGTGGTTAAGTACAATGTTGAATTTTACGATTTAATCGTGGATGTGAGCAATATGTGGGCTAGCCATTATGGCTTAGACTTATCATTTAAAAAAATTACAATGGTCCATCAACGAAATGTAAACAATTATATTTTTAAAACAGAAGATGGAAAGTTTATTAAAACTGGAATTTACAAAGATTCAAATTATTTAAATAATTCAATGCCTATTATTCGGAATTCACTTTTAGAGAATGCGTTAAATGGTACCAAAGTTCAAGATTTTATGGTACAGCAATTTAAAGATAAAGGCATAGAAGACTTTTATTTTGTAGGAACTAAATCAAAAGATACTGAAAAGATTGTTCAAAAAATAGGCAGTGGATCAAATACGCAATACAAGAATATGGACAGTACTGTTTGTGGAGTAGCCACTACTAAAAATAAATTTGGTGGAGTATTTCAAATCAAAGATGAACTGTATTCAAAAATAAGAAATAGTCCAGAGCATTTTTTAACTAGCACTTTAGCAACAAAAAAAGACATTGATTTAAGCTGGTACGTTGAAGTAGCAGAGAAAGAAATATTTTAAATTATGGAGGGGTTAGGTCATGAGAGAAATTAAGTTTAGAGGGAAAGCAATCGATACTGACGAATGGGTTTATGGTGTTCCTGTTCCTAATGGTTTTGGAACAAGAGTTTTTATGATTACTCTGATTTTAGGTGACGATGTCGCCTATCCGATGGAAAAGTTACATGAATTTTGTCGTGAAGTGATTCCTGAGACAGTGAGTCAGTACACTGGGATAGATGATAAAAATCGCGAAGATATTTTTGATAAAGACTTTATTCATGATGGTAAAGAAAAATGGAAAGTTGGATATTCTGAAACGTCATGCGGTTTTGATGCGGTAGGAGTTAGAAATCATGGCTGTTGGAGTTTATATCATTTAGCTAATGGGCATAATAAAGGTCGTGAAATTGAAGTCATCGGCAACAAGTTTGATAATTTTGAACTGTTGGAGGGAGAATAGAAAAATGAGACATGTTGTTTATGGACTGGTTGGAAGTGTTTTAGCAAGTTTCTTAGTTTTAGTTGTTGTAAGTATTATTAGTTTTTTAGGGGCGTATTCATTATTGCTCTTATCAGCAGTTGCTTTGTTCTTACTGCTAACATTGATTAGTTGGTACGTTGATAAAGAAATAAAAAACAAATGATTCAAATTATTTTATAAGTAAGGCGGTGAGAATTGAATGTGTTAAATTTTATAAAATTGCATCCAGATAAAAAAGTTCCAGATCAAAAAAGTTTAAGTGATTTCTATACCGATGTAACCAAACTTTCAGATGCTGCTGTTGTATTAAACAATGAAACAGTAGTCGTTGATTTCGATGAGTATCCAGAGATTGGTCGAGAATTAGCTAAGCGATACCCAACCTTTACAGTGGAAACAGAAAAGGGAATCCACCTTTACTATAAAAAGCCAGAGCAAATCAACGGTCATCCGATTGTGATAAAAAACTGGTCTGGTAAAAAAACAGCTCACATTACAAACGTTGGGTGTCAAGTAGATTATAAGACAGGTAACAAAGCAACGGTCACCATTAAAAGAAATGGTGTCATGCGTAAAATTAGCGGAACCTTTGAAATGTGGAACGACCTTCCATATTTACCAGTTGAATTGTTTCCTCACAAATTAAAAACAATTTTATCTGATTTAGGTGAAGGTGGTAGAAACACAGCTTTATTTACTCACTTGCTAGCAGTTCGTGAAATGTATGAGGTGGATGCTGATACATTGTCACGAATTGCAACTTTTATTAATGAACATGTTTTTAAAGAATCATTAAAGCAAACTGAAATAAGCGCATTGATTAATTCGGTTTTAGATAAAGAAGTAAGAGAAAAATTATTTTTAAATCCCAAAGACATGATTATGACCAGTGAAGCATTGGCCCAGGAATTAGACATTAAAATATTTAATGGGTCCATCTTTCATAAGGAAGATAATTATTGGATAAATGACAAGAACAAGTTATTGAGAGCTATCGATAAGAGAATTAAGCTTTTACCAGCGAAGCATAAAAACTTAATGGACCTATTGCCAATCAAAGGTGAACTAATTGAAAAAACAGATTTTCCAATACAGTTCAATAATAATTATATGTTAGATGGTGGGGAAATTATTCCTATGTCTTCTAAAGAATTTACACCGTTTAAATTAGATGTTGATTATGATCCAGAAGCTTATGATAAAACGGTAGATGAGTTCTTGGACTTTTTAGTCAGTGATAAACAAGATTTAAGATTGATTGTGGAGGAACTACTTGGTCATATTTTAATGACCAAAGGGTTTCCTCATAAAGTATTTTTCTTAATTGGCCAAACTGCAGCAAATGGTAAATCTACCTTTTTAGAAATGATTAATAGTTTTGTTGGTGACTTAGGGTTGAACTTAGCCCTGGAACAATTTAATGACCAAACCAGTGTAATGGAGATGGAAGGTAAGCTTGTCAACGTTGGTGATGATATCGATTCTGGATACATGGAAAAATCAATGAACTTTAAAACATTGGCTTCTGGAAATACTATCATGGTTCGGCCCATTTATTCAAAACCATACAAACTAAAAAATAAAGCAACTCTAATATTTACCGCTAATGAAATGCCGACCTTTAAAGATAAGACAGGCGGAATTGCCAGGCGCATTGTCGTTATTCCATGTGAAAATAAAGTGAAAAAAAGTGATCCAAAAATTGATGAAAAGCTTTCTTCTGCAAATGCGAAGTCCTATCTTTTAAATGTTGCCTTAACAGCGATGGAACGGATTATGAACAATGGTGGCCAACTTTCTAAATCTGAAACCGTTGAGCAATTTACAGAAGAATACTTTGTTGAATCTGATTCTATTATTGGGTTTATCGTATCCGAAGGAGTAAACGAAGATATGACAACAAAAGCAACTTATGAAGAATATTGCAAGTATTGCGATGCGCTTGGTTCAAAACCGTTCTCCCACACCAAGTTCACACAGCGGTTGAAGTCGAAAGGTTATGATATAAAAGAAAGAAGAATGGTCGGTCAAAGATACAAAGTATATAAATTAAATGAAGAAAATTAAAATGCCACTACTTTTATAAAAAGTCCATACTTTGCCACCACTTTTAAAACAAAAGTATGGACTGGTCAATCCCATGTGGCTCTAAGGTTCATCTTACTTTTATAGTGCTGCCACTACTTTTTATCAAAATCTCTTTATATTACTTATATATACTATATTCTCTTTTATTTTTTTATAAGTAAGAAAAAAAAGTAGGGTAAGTAGTGGCAATAAGGTTGTATCCTATGTGGCTCTAAGGCTCATCCAGTCCATACTTTCAAAAAAAAAGTAGTGGCAAAGTAGTGGCATTATCAAAAAGTAGTGGCACTTTTTTTATAAAGGAGTGTAAAAATATGAAATTAAAAGAAATTGATGTACTAGAAATTGATAAACATGATTTGATTGAATGCATAACCAATTACCAAGCCTTAGGATATTATTTTAGGGGTTGAACCCAAAGAGACGGATATTGAGGGAGCATTTGGAAGAATCATTAAATCAATTATTTATAAAGTTACCATATTAAAAGAGGTGGAAGAATAATGGCTGAATTCGAAAAAATCAAAGTAACTCCAGATATGTATCAATTGTTAATTGAACATACGGTTACTGGTCTTGTCAGTATGTTTGAAAATGGAGATATCCATTCTGTTAATATAAACAATATGTTTAAAATAATGAGAGAATCTGTTCCAAATGGAAATGACTATGAAAAATTTTCGTTTCATTTTTACGATTTAGAATGCAGAGTTACATTTCATTATGAAATAGTTGTGATAGACAATGCTTTTTTTCCTCCTCATATCAAAACCGCAGAGTTTACCGCAATGAATGTTGCTGAAAGGACACTTCCTGAATTCGTTAAAAAAGTAGAGGTGACAAAATAATGTTTATTTTAAATATCATCACCTTAATTTATATTGTATGGTCAGTATATACAATTATAGATTTACTTCAATTAATTAAAGAAATGAAGCATAATCAAGATGCTGAAATTAATGTGGCTTATAAACAAGGATTTAACGATGCGATTGAATCGGTTATAAAACTTATTGAAAAGTGAGGTGATTAGAGATTGTATGAGTGGCTAAAAGATTACCAACAACTTGAAGATCGAATAAAATATCTTGAATATCAAATTGATAAAACAAAAAATGAACTAAAGAGATGGACTGGTGGAGACTTATCTCATGTCAGACTTACTGCAGAATCAAAAGGCGCTCAGGTTGAAGAAGTCATTGCTAAATTAGAAAGTAATTTAAAATATGAAAAAGAACAACGAGAAACATTAATTAAACTTGTTTATACCTTTAATGGAATTGACCAAGAGATATTAAGGAAAAAGTATATCGAGGGAATGACACTAGAAGGTATCGCCTATGAATTGAATTACAGCTATAACTATATTAAAAGACGTCACTCAGATTTATCCAAAACTATAAATGTACTAGATGAATGGATTAAATAGAAAAAAGCAACCTTTAGGATACTCACCCTAAGGTTGCTGAATCTATTGTAATTATCGATTATTATAAGAGTATAGAAAAGCGCATAAAAATAAAAAGACAATCCTCCAATTTGGGTGGTTGTCTTTTACTATTGAAGGGAGATACTAAAATGAACGTATTGGTTAGAGAGTCAGCAACAGGAAAAGAGTATTGGGACAATGAAGCGAAAAAGAATAGATTTGTTCCTCATGGTACCGAGCCAGATTTTGAAGTTACAACTGATCCAGAAACAATGATTCATAAAGGTTTAAAAGCAAATGTAACGATCAATGTGGATATGGCAACTGGTAAAGATTTTACAGCAATCAATGGTAAGGTTGTTGATGAAGTGAATGGTCCAGATTTAGAATCAATGAAGGTTGCTCAATTAAAAGAATATGCTGCAGCAAATGAATTGGAAATCCCTAATGAGATTAAAACCAAGAAAGAGATTATCTCGTTTATTGATTCTCAATTATTCAGTGATGATGACGATGAAGTATTGCCAGTTTAATGGGTGTACAAACAAGGTTGAGAAAGGTGCTTACTGTTTAGACCATGTGGTTACTAGACGTTCTAAGAAGCGCAAGGACATCTACCATCATGAGAACAAATCGTTCTATGTAACAGATGCTTGGCAAGATGTTAGAGCTGATGTGTATGAGCGTGAGAAAGGTAAGTGCCAGCGATGCCACAAGTTTGTGTTTGGTAAGACTGCACATTGTCATCACATCATTCCTATTAAAAAGAATCCGACATTGAAGCTTGATGTTAATAATATTATGTTGCTTTGTCCTAAATGTCATGCAATTGTTGAGAATGAAGAAAAAACAAAAAAGGTATTTGCTTCCTATTTTCAAATCAATCCCCCCCTATCAAAATAATTTTATTTTTGTTCGCGGGAGATAGGGTAGAGGGAGTTAAACTTTGAGTAGGACCGAAAAAATAAAAAACAAAAGGGGGGTATAGGTATTTGGCGACAAAAAAACAAAAAGAATTAATGGAAATCGTTGATGTGAAAGTAAATGATGAAAAAAAGCGTGTGTTGAATGTCATGAATAAAGCTGGTATTTATACCCTCACTTTGGACCCATTACTTGAATCTTATTTGGATACTTTTGAAATTTACACAACGATGTATTTGAGATGGCGTGACTTAGGTTTTCCAGAAACTCAAAAATATACAAATAAAGCAAAAGCAACAAATAAATCAAAACATCCCCTAGCTCAACAAGTTGAGGTTTGGAGTGACAAGAAATTAAAAGCACTTGAAAAATTAGGTCTTACCAATAAATCATCTTCAACGACAAGAATCATTGGTGGGTCGTCAGCAAAAAGTGATGAAGTTACGAAGCCAACAGAACCAGTAGTTGATGAATTAGCTGAACATCGTAAAAAATGGGGAAAGAAAGGTTAGATTGTTATATATCTAGATATTTGATAATATTATATTATTAAATATTGGAGGTTTAAGATGGATAATATGATAACTACGATAACAAGTACGGTTGCAGCAGTTACAAGTATAGCTTCAATAATAGTGATTTTAATACAGGGGAAAAAGAATAGAAGATTAAAAAGTTTAACAGAATTTAAAATTAAATGCTTGAATAAAACTATTGCCATTATAATGGAATATTGGGAAGTCTCATATGAAAGTCTATTTTTGAATATAATGATAAAAGGTAATAATACTACCGATATTACTGATGAACGATTGAGAGAATTAAAAATTGCCCAAAGGTTATTGTTTATTAAATATGAATTAGGAATTTGGATTAATTATGAAAATACAGAAGGAGAAAAAGTAAATGAAGAACTTGAAATTTTTTCAAAGAGAAGATCAGAAATAAATGAAAATTATGGTCAAGATGTTGAATATTCGTTAACAAAAGAGGCAGAACCATTGATTTCAGCATTGAAAAATTACATTCAAGAAGAGTGGAGATTAATAAATAAAGAGTTGTAATAATATTTACCAAAAGGTTAGTCATTCCGACTAGCCTTTTTATTATGCCAAAAATACAAAAGGTGGTGGTTTTATGTGATTGAACGTGGCGTTAATTATGCGGATCAATATGCAAAAATGGTGACGAAAAATCCTAAGAAACACTCTAAAACAATTAAAGATGCTGTTAAACGCTATAAGAAATGGAAAAAGCGTAAGGATATCTGGTTTGATGTTGATAAGGCAAATGAAGCAATGGATTTCATGGAATCTTATATCCGCCATATCAAAGGAAGTTTAGCTGGGGAGTATTTAGTTTTAGAACCCTGGCAAAAGTTTGGTTATTCTCAACTATATGGTTGGCAAAAATACAATGAACATGGTAAAGCAGTACGTGTAATTCGAGAAGTCTATTGGCAAGTTCCAAAGAAAAACGGTAAAACATTACTGGCTATCGGTGGTTTAGCTTACGCCATGTATGGTGAAGGCGAAAAAGGAGCAGATTGTTATTGTTGTGCTTCCAACTTTGAACAAGCACAAGCTGCTGCTAGTCCTTTTGCACAAACCATAATGAATAATGATTCACTTTATAACTGTAGTCAAATTTTTAAAGGCCAAAAAGGCGCAATATCAAGTGCGATTTATCGTTACACCATCGAGGGAATAGCTTATGAAAATAAGTTCATTGTAATGTCAAAAAATATCGCATCAATTGAGGGTTCAAATCCTCACTTTGTTTTAAATGATGAGCTTCATATTCAAAAAAATATGGAACAATACGATAACTTTAAATCTGCACAGATAAATCGTGATGAACCTATCATGTTTAATATTAGTACAGCTGGTAAAGGTTCAACAAGTGTTGGTATGCGAATCTATAAAGAAGCAAAAGACACACTTAAAAATGATGACGATGATACTAAATTGGTTTTAATCTATGAACCAGATAAAGGATATGATTGGGAAGATCGTAACGTTTGGCAAATGGTTAACCCAAACATTGGCGTGTCTGTTTCTATGGAAGCATTGGAAAGTGCTTTTATTTCAGCTAACAAATCAAGTAATAGTAAAGGTGAGTTTTTAGCGAAGCATTTAGATGTATTTGTTAACTCGTCTGAAAATTATTTTGATAACGAACAAGTGGAACCATGTTTGGTAAGTACCGCAGAATTGGGAAATTTGGAAGGTGAATCTTGTTGGATGGGATTGGACCTTTCAAAAATCAACGATTTAACATGTGTCAATTTAAATTTTCCAGTTATTGACGATGAAGGAAAGGCTTTTCTAAAAGTTAAGCAAATGTATTTCATTCCAGATGATAACTTGGAGGAACGAGAAGCAGCGGACAATGTTCCGTATGGTGAATTAGCTGAAAAAGGTTTTGTCATGTTATGTGATGGGAAAATGATTGACCAAAATATGGTTCTAGAATACATCAAAGAATGTATGGAATTGTACGACATTCAACAAATAAATTATGATCCAGCGATGGCAGCTACTTTAATTGATAAATGCGAAAACTTAGGTATTGATTGTTTTTCAGTTGCACAATATCCAAATGTGGTGAATGCACCAATTGATGATTCGGAAATATTATTTTATAAGCAACGGATAAAGACAGACAATCCGCTGTTTATTTATTGTACCTTGAATGTAATTATGGGGCGTAATTTTAATGGGATGAAAGCTGCAAGTAAGAATAAATCAGAAAAGAAAATTGATGGCTATATTGCTTTTGTAATTGCCCATAAAGAAACCATGATGCAGATGGAAGATATTGATTTAGATAATATGGATGACTATTTAGATGAATTGTATCGGTAAAACCGAACAATAAATTATGGCCAAAAAAATTAATGTGTCAATAACCGAACAATAAATTTAGGGAGGAGGTGAAATTAATTGGGTTTACGAGATAGCTTCTCAAATTATTTAATGAAAAAAGTTGAACAACGTGGTTGGTTTGAAGATATGTTTGGAAATTCAATTCGATATAGTGGTCGCATTGTTAACGATGAATCTATTTTGGAATCAAGTGATGTTTATGAATTGATGCAAGATATTTCAAATCAAGTTGCCCTTGCTGAACCAGTTGTAATTGGTCCAGATGGCAACGAAGTTCCTAATCATTTTCTATTAAAAATATTGCGGAATCCAAATAATTATTTAACAGGTCATGAATTCGCAAAGTTGGAAACAAATGCTCTATTAATTAATGGTGAAAATTTTCCAATCTTAGATGGTGATAATTTACATTTAGCCACAAACGTTTATACCGAATTGGATGATAATTTAATTGAACATTTTAAAATAAATGGTCAAGCAGTGCCAGGGCATAAGATCCGACATGTAAAAAATATGGGAGTAAATGCACAACAAGGTGTGGGTATTTTACAGCTTGCAAAAAACACATTATCAGGCGTTATGAGCGCCGAAAAAGTTTTGACGGATAAATACACAAAAGGTGGTTTACTAGCTTTTATGCTTAAACTAGATGCCCACATAAACCCGTCTAATGGAGCGCAATCAAAACTAGTTAAAAAAATATTGAATCAGTTAGAATCCATTGATGATTCTAATTCTGTCAAGATGATTCCGCTTGGTAAAGGATACAATATTGACATTTTAAAAAGCCCTGTAGATGATGCAGTGATATTAAATTATTTGGGAGTATACAAAAAAGATTTAGGGAAATTTTTAGGAATCAACGTAGACACTTACCAATCATTGATGAAGAGTGACCTTGAAAAAGCGATGATGTATCTACACAACAAATCAATTAAACCAATATTAAAAAACAAGAGCGAGCATTACTCGGCTCTTTTTTTTGACCCAAAAAGTGGATATCGAGTGGAATGGAAAATCAATATCCTTGATTTTGTTCCTTATTCAGTTAAAACAAATATCGCATATAACATTGTTAGAACTGGTATTACAAGCCCAGATATTGTTGCTGATGAGTTTCTTGGATTGCCAAAACAAAATACACCACAATCACAAGCGATTTATATCTCAAATGATTTATCGAAAATCGGAGAGAAGAACGCTACGGATGATTCGTTGAAGGGAGGTGAAAATAATGCCAAAACAGATGATGCGGACGTTTGATATTTCAGAATTGAAAACACGTAGTTTAGAAGAAGGTTCTAATTCCATCACATTAGGTGGTTATGCTGCCATGTTCAATTCTCGAACAACTTTGTGGGAAGGGTTTGACGAAATTATTGTACCCAATGCATTTTCAAAGACGTTATCAGAACAAGGGGATGTCCGTTGTTTATTTAATCACGATTGGTCTAAAGTTCTTGGTCGTACAAAGTCTGGAACGTTAAGACTATTTGAAGATGAACGTGGTTTGAAGTTTGAAGTAGATATTCCGAATAATTCATATGCCAATGACTTAGTTGAATCGATGGAACGTGGTGACATCAATCAATGTAGCTTTGGTTTTTTTATTACAAAAGAAGAACTTGATTGGGATTCTGACCCAGTATTGCGAACCATTTTAGAAGTTGAATTATATGAGGTTTCGATTGTATCGATTCCAGCTTATGACGATACAGAAGCGGCAGTAATGCGTGGGAAACAAGATAAAAATGCAATTGAAACACGATTAAAACTAATAAAAAAAATTAAGGGAGTTTTGCCAAATGAATAAAAAATTATTAGCACAAATGAAAGCTCGTAGCGAAAAACGACTAGGAGAATTACGTACTAAATTAGAAAAAAATGAAATTCGTGAAGATGACATTGCAGCAGTTGAAGAAGAAGTGACAACATTAGTAGAGGAAGTTCAAGCATTGGCAGATGAAATTGCTAATTTGGATGATACTACTGATGATAATGAAGACACGACTACCGAAGATAATACAACAGATGAAAACGATGATGCAACACGTGATGATGAAAATGATTCAGCTGAAAATCGTTCTGGAATGTTAACGCCTGAACAACGTAGTCGCATTAATGCAAACATTGCAGAAGGTTTAAATGCTCGTGGTCATCAAAGAGATGAAAATAAAAATAAACAAATACGTTCAGCGTTTGCAAAATTTGTTGTGGGTCAAATTGATGAAACAGAAGCTCGTTCACTTGGTATCGTAACTGGTAACGGTTCGGTAACTGTTCCAGAAATTATTGCTAGTGAAATCATTACCTATGCACAAGAAGAAAATTTATTACGAAAATACGGCACTGTTGTAAAAACTGCTGGGGATGTTAAGTATCCATTCCTAGTTAAAAAAGCAGAGGCAAACGTTAATAAAAAAGAACGTGGTGCTGAAATTAAAGAGACTGATATCGAATTTGATGAAGTTGCTCTTGATCCAGCTGAATTTGATGCATTGGCAACTGTTACAAAAAAATTATTAAAAATGACTGGCGCACCTATTGAAGATATCGTAATCGAAGAATTGAAAAAAGCTTACGTGCGTAAAGAAATTAACTACATGTTTAATGGTGATGATTCAGGAAATGAAAACCCAGGAGCATTAGCTAAAAAAGCAGTTGAATTTACACCGTCAATTGCAGTAGATTTAACAGCTGCAGATGCAGGACAAAAAATGTATGATGCATTGATTGAATTCAAAAACACACCAGTTACAGAAGTAATGAAAAAAGGTCGTTTTATCATTAATCGTGCTGCTTTAACTGTAATTGAAAAAATGAAAACAACCGATGGGTTCCCATTATTACGTCCTATGACACAAGCGGAAAGTGGTATTGGTGGAACATTAGTTGGTTATCCAGTTGAATTTACTGATGCAGCAGATAAAAAGGGCGAACCAGATACGCCAATCTTATACTTTGGTGATTTTTCAGCATTTAAAATTCAAGATGTCATTGGTGCTATGGAAATTCAAAAATTAATTGAGAAATTTAGCGGAACAAATAAAGTTGGTTTCCAAATCTACAATTTATTAGATGGTCAATTGATTTATTCACCGTTTGAACCAGCTGTTTACAAATATGAAATTAAAAAAGTAACGCCACCATCTGGCGGTGAATAATTATGGATAACTTAGTTAAGAAACTAAAATCCCATATTCAATTTGAAGAAGGCATGGATGATTCTATGCTTTCTTTTTATCTTGAACAAGGTCAAAAATATGTGCAAAAAGCAACTGGTAAACAAAGTGAATACTTGGTTATCATGTGTGCTGGTATTTTTTATGACTATCGAGTTGCAGAAAAAGAACTTGATGAAGCTTTAAATGCAATGACACCATTTTTTATTTTGGAGGTATACGATGCCGAAGAGACTGACGAATAAAAAGAAATGGAAAGCTGATTTATTAATTTTAAATGATGATGAAGTGGATGAAGATGACCGTCCAATTATTGCATATAAATTTAAGAGAGTAGTTTTTTATAACTCTTTGGGTATTACATCAACTGAAAAATATCAATCGAGACAAGATAAGCGTGAGGTTGTTAAACGAATCAAAATATCAATGGATCGTTCGATTACAGAAACGAGAAATAGAATTAAAATTTTAGACGTTGTTTATCAAATTACACGTATATTTTGGAATGAAGATGACCACGAAATGGAGTTGAGCTTGGCACATGTCGATTAATTTAAAAGAGTTGGTTTCTATTCTGAAAAAAACACCCTACAAAGTCTATCGGGATTATGCTCCTACAACTGCTGTTTATCCCTATATTGTTTATTCATTTATTGGTGAGTCAGAAAAAAGAGCCAGTAATCGAATATTTAGGTCATTACCGCTGTATCAAATTTCTTTATTTACCAGTGGAAAAGAAAATGATTTGAAACCAATACGTTCAATATTAAATGAATATTGTATCCCTTTTAGTCCGTTTGGTTCAATCCAAGGTGATGAAAATGATGCGACTATTACAAATTTTTATACAAATGTGAGGTGTGTTGAAAATGCCGACTAATCAGAATGGATTTGAGGAAATGTCTGGAAAACTTGGAGAATTAGCAAAGGTATCGAAAAAAGTAACTCTTGAATCTTTAGAAGAAGCTGCAAATTTTTATGTTTCCAAGTTACTTCCTGTAATTCCTAAATCATTGTTAAAGAAAAAACACATGATAGATCACATCAAGGTAACCCTTGAAAATGAACAAGTGACGGTCACTTTTGAAGGGACTGCTTTTTATTGGAGGTTTGCTGAAAATGGAACGAAACAACAAAAAGCACAACACTTTGCAGCGAGTACATGGGAACAAAATCAAAAACAAATTGAAAATATTATGACTGAAAAAATTATTAAGGAAATGGAAGGGTGATTATTGATGAGTAACAAAGTTCTTTATTTTGAGGGAATTGATGATATTTTAATTAATTTCATGACAACGCCTGATACACCGACAAGTGCGCCAGTTTATGATAAAGAAATTTATCGTTTGCCGATTGCTACTAAATTAGGTGTTAAAGGAAATGGTTCAGTTTTAGAAAAATGGGCATCAAGTAAATTATTTAGACGAGTTGGACGTCAAACTAAACATGAATTGTCATTAGATCACGTAGGTATGCCTATTGAAATATTAGATAAAATGAATGATTTAATCGCTACAAAAGGTGTTGTATTTAATACAAGTAAAGCTAAGGAACTTCCTTACTTTGCTTTTGGATTTGTTGGAAGAATTGAAGGTGGCGAGCGGATGGCTGTATGGTATCCAAAAGTTCAGTTGTCGAATACAGTTGATTCTGAATATACTACAGCCGAAGAGGAAACCGAAATTAAAGATGTAAGTGCAGCATTTGTGGCGGTTGGATTACTTTATAATGATGTTATTAATTCGGCTTTTGATTCAACACGTGAAAGTGCTAATCTAATCACACTAGAAAAATTTATTACAACTCCAATTTTTGAAGAAGCACAATTAGAAGAAGTGCCACCAACTGGGAAACTTAAGGAGGACAAGAAAAATGGCTAAATTATCTGATTACGGTATAAAATTAGATGATATTGATTCGAGTGAAAAAGTAAAAATTCGTGGTCAATTTTTCCCTGTAGATTTTCATATGGAATCTATGGAATATATTGCGGATGTGTATGATGATGATTATTCAAAATTTGAAAAAGATACAAACGATATGCTAAAACGTTTAGATGGCGAATTAACTTCAAGTAAATTAACTGCTAATGATCTAAAAATTATGCGTAGTTTAATATTCGCAATGCTGAAAACAGGTGGATTAGAAGAAGACTGTGAGACAGTTAGCAAATTGGTTGGAGTTGGTAATGATATGCTTGAAATATATTCAGTTTGTATGAAAATTTTCTCAAATAATAATTTCCAAGTTGGTGACCTAAAAAAATCCAAGAAGCCACAAGATTTTCAGAGAAGCAACAAAAAAAATCAAATCAAGAATCCCAAGAAGTAGGTACTCCTTGGGATTTTTATTTATATGTTGCAATAACCTTGTTAGGTTGGGATGTTGATTTTTTATTAAAATCAACTCCAAACTTGTGGCTTAAAAGTTATATCCATTGGCTAAATGCTAATACCGATTTTAATGACAAACAACCAGAAACAATGTCGATAAGTCAAAGTCCTTTTTGGTAAAAGTGAGGTGAGAAAATGGGAAAAAAAGAATCAGATGTAGTCCTTAATTTTAAGATGGACGGTCAAGTACAATATGCAACTACCCTAAAAGAAATCAACGGAGTAATGAACACTGCTGCCAAAGAGTATAAAACTCAAATTTCAGCAATGGGGCAAGATGCAAGCGAAACTGCTAAGTTAACTGCAGCTAAAAAGAAACTTGAAATACAACTCGAAGGTGCTGAAAAACGTACTGAAATGTTGCGGAAAGAATACGAGGAATCTGTAAAAGAAACTGGTGAATATTCAAAAGAATCTCAAAAACTTTATAAAGCTTTACTCGATAGTGAAACAGGAGAGAATAAGTTAAAAAGTGCTTTAGAGGACACGAACGAAGCCTTGAAAAAACAAGGTGATGTTTCTGTTTCAACAGCTGAAAAAATTAAAAAAATTGAAGAAGCTGGCGAAAAAGTAAAAGGTGTAGGTAAAGGGATGTCAGTGGCTCTAACTGCTCCTATATTAGCAATAGGAGCAGCCTCATTGTCTGCATTTAAAGAGTTAGATAATTCACTAGACAGTATAACTACAGCGACAGGTGCCAGAGGAGATCAATTAGATTCGTTACAAGAAAGTTTTAAAAATGTAGTTAACGTAATTCCTGCCGAGATGGAGGATATATCTACTGGAATTGGGGAAGTTAATACTCAATTTGGGTTAATGGGAGATGAACTAGAAGGAACTACTGAACGAATGCTTAAGTTTTCTGAAATTAATGAATCTGATGTATCTCAATCTACAATTAATGCAAAAAAATCTGTAGATTTGTTCAGATTATCGGTAAAAGACGTTCCAATGGTACTAGACGTTATGAGTAAAACAAGTCAAGATACTGGTGTAAGTGTGGATCAATTATTTGATGCTGTAAATAAAGGGGCACCTCAACTTAAAAATATGGGGTTAGGTTTTGCAGAATCAACTACATTAATTGGTCAAATGGAAAAAGCAGGTATTGATTCTGCTGGTGCTATTGGATATTTAGCTAAGGCTAATGTTAATTATGCTAAAGATGGTAAAACGATGCAGGATGGCTTGAATGGTACGATAGAATCTATTAGAAGTGCAACTAATGAACAGGATAAGTTAACTGTGGCTAGTGAAGTATTTGGAGCAAAAGCAGCGCCTAAAATGGTTGAAGCTATTGATAGTGGTGCATTAAGTATGGATGGATTAGGTAATTCAGCAGCTAATGCTGCTGGTACTGTGGACCAAACATTTACCGCTATTTTAGACCCTATCGACCAGGCAAAACTAGCTCAAAATCAAATGAAAGTAGGGATGGGAGAGTTAGGTGAACAGGTTCAAATAGCTCTTTTACCTACATTTGAAGCTGCGAGTAAGGCTATATCATCTTTGACTGAATGGTTTCGTGGATTATCTGATGAACAGAAACAAACAATTGTTAAAGTTGCTGGAATAATTGCAGCAGTGGGTCCTTTATTGGTAGTTTTAGGAACTGTTATGGGTAGTGTCACTAAAATTATTACAGGCGTTAAAATGCTTGGAACTGTTTTAGGATTCCTAACTAGTCCATTTGGTTTAATAGTAATTGCTATCGCTGCATTTATCGCTGGATTAGTTTGGGCGTATAATAATGTAGAATGGTTTAGAGATGGAGTTAATAGTGCATTTAGTTGGATTGGTGATTTTGCAAGTAAAATATTTACATCAATGATGGATTTAATTGGGAGCAAAATTGATGGAATAAAGCAATATTTTGGAGGTTTAATAGACTTTTTAACGGGTGTATTTACAGGTAATTGGTCTAAAGCTTGGGATGGAATTAAAGATATTTTTCAAGGCGTAATGAAGATGTTACCAAACGGAATGAAAGCTCCGATTAATGCGATGATTGGTATGATTAATGGTTTCATTGGTGGTCTTAGTAAAATAAAAATTCCAAAATGGGTACCTGGCATCGGTGGCAAAGGTTTTAGTATTCCGCAAATTCCAATGTTGGCAAGTGGTGGACACTTATTAAATGGTCAGGCGATTGTTGGTGAAGCGGGTCCTGAGTTATTGAGTAACCGAGGTGGTAAAACTACCGTAACACCTTTAAATGAGAATGAAAAGAAAAAAGGAATCACTGGAAAATTAGAAGGCGGAACAGTTGAACAACATATTCATATTGGGGCTGTAAATACGAACTCAATGAATGAAGTTGACCGCTTAAATCGAAATATCGCAAAGGCTTCTAAAAAATCAAGATTTGCTTTAGGAGGTGCTTAAATGTTAGGTCACTATACACCTTTTATTATCTGGAATGGATACAATTCATTAATTGATTTGCATGCGGTCATAGAGGACGAACTAGCCGAAATGATGGCAAATGAACGTGTTGAAGTCATAAAGTTGAGAGGTCGTAATGGATCGTTACATCAAAGCTTAGGAGACTATGATTCTTTTGATTATTCAATTGAAATGAGTATTCCCTATGAAAAAATTCATAGCTTTAAAAAAATCTTTAGAGGTTCTGGAAAATTAATTACTCATAATGATGTGGATAAATACAGACTTGCGCGAGTTGTCATGAGTAAACCAATTGAATTTGAAAATGAATGGGGAGTATTTTATAAATTTGAGGTTAATTTTGATTGTCAGCCTTTTAGATATAAGGTTGTTGAAAATACTTCCTTATTGAATAAAGGAGAAAATACTATTATAAATCCTGGTGATATCCCTTCTTATCCTTATTTTGAGTTTATGAGTAGTGGTGGTGATATCACGATTGAAATAGAAAATAATATTTTTACATTGTTAAATACGCAAGCTGGACTTATCACTTTGGATAGTGAAAAGGGTCTGGCTATTTTTGACGGTTCAATTGTGAAAACTCGTGGAACTTATAACGGATTAAAGTTAAATCCAGGAAAGAATTTAATTACGATTGATGGAAACATAAAAAGCGCAACGATAGTAAAAAGGAGTGCATGGTTGTGAATCATATTTATTTATATGAAGAAGTAGAAACGGATTTCAATCATAATGGGATCACTTTGATTGATTTTGAAGATGAACCAGTTATAAAACGTGTCATTAACAACGAATTCACCTTCAATGGTATATATTCATTAATTGGTCAAAATGCGAAGTACATTAAAAATGGTGGGATTATTAAGGCTTATTGCCCAGACCGTAGTTGGCAATTATTTAGAATATTGTTAGCAGAAAAAACACTGACAACCATAGAAATTTTTGCCTTTCATATCTGTTACGATGCAAAACGAAATTTTATTGAATCTTTTTTTGAAAGTAACGGAAGTGGTGCTAAAATCATGAGTGGTTTGGAGCAATCATTAGCGTTTGAACAACGTTTTAACTACTCTTCTGATATTATTACCAATCATCAGTTTACCGCTAAGGAAGGCAATCCTATTGACATTCTGATAGGTTCTAACAATGGAGGACAGAACTTAACTGGCGTAACTGGTGGCGAACTGGATATGGATAATTTCAATTTATCTTTAAAAAAACAACTTGGATCAGATCGTGGGTTTAGAGTTGATTTTGGAATCAATTTAGATTCAATTAAAGAAACTACAGACCACCAAAGTATCGTCAATAGTTTGTATCTTATTGGCGCAGTTCCAGAAGGTTCCGATTACGAAGGTGAACAAGACCCGATTGTATATAAGTATTTAGAAGTTGAAGGGACAACAAATAAAAATCGAATCATTGGAACGAGAACAAACTCAGATTGTAAGAACCTTGATGAACTGAAGAAGTGGGGACAAGATTTATTTGATAAAAGTAAAATTCACTTACCACGTATCACTCATGAGATTTCTATTATTGATTTAGCTAAAACAGAAGAATATAAAGAATTTAGTAATTTAGTAGAATTACAAATCGGTGATACAATTCATGTCTCAATTGATGGCTTTGATGATATTGAGGAACGAATGATTGAATATAATTTCTTTCCACGTTTGGCTCAATATAAGGACATGGTACTTGGCAATGATTTGGAAATGTACTCTAATACTGTCAATTCGCAAGTTAATGACGTTCTTAAAAATTTAAAAGAGACGTCCAATATTTTAACAGACAAAATTATCAATGCCACCAATCAAATCACTGGATCAGTTGGCGGATATGTAAGATTTAGACCGAAAAATAAACCTTCTGAAATCCTTATCATGGATACTGAAAATGTTAATACTGCAAAAAATGTATGGCGTTGGAATCTAGGTGGATTAGGTCATTCTAAAAACGGTGTAAATGGTCCATATGAAGTTGCTATGACTGCAGACGGTCAAATTGTGGCTACAGTTGTCACTGCTGGAAGGTTTAACGCTGAAATGTTACGTGTTGGATTTAATGGTATTGGTGATACTTTAGAACTAGTAAACAATGCATTAGTAATAAAAAATGCTGGCACTCGAATTATGGAATTAACAAAGCAAGGGATGCAGTTTTGGAAAGGAAATACCTCACTTGGTCGAATGGGTACAAGTGGCTATCAATTTGATTGGGTTGCTGGTAGTGAAGCTTATACGGATAAATCAATCTTTATTAATCTTGAAGCTGCAGGAGAGATTATTCAAATTTCCCCAGCTCCTAATTTCGGGATGCAGTTTAGTAAGAATGGAAATATTGATTCAAAAGGCGACTGGTCACATGCTGGAAATATAGGAATTCAAGGTAATCTAATTGTTAACGGTAAACCAGTCATTCCTGGTACTGGTGGTGAAGTTCCTCCTGGGCTAACTACTGAACAGGAAAAGAATGCATGGTCAATTTGGACGTTCTTTAAACAACGTGGATGGACTGAACAATCAATTGCTGGGATGTTGGGTAACATGGAGACTGAAAGTGGTATCAGACCAGATATTGATGAAATAGGTGGAGGTACTGGTTATGGTCTTGTACAGTGGACCCCTAAATCTAAATTAGTCAATTGGGCGAATGCTAATGGCTTAGATTACAGAACACTTGATACTCAATGTAAGAGAATTCAATGGGAAGTTGAAAACAATCAACAATGGATTGCAATTTCACCGTATTACTATTCATTTAGAGAATTCACTCAAAAAACATCTATTAGTGAATGTGCATTGGCATTTATTAAGTGCTACGAGCGACCAGGAGACCCAAATCAACCGATTCGTGTAACACAAGCTCAACGTTGGTACGATAAGTTAAGAAGTAAATCACGATCAAAGAGATCAGCAAGAATTGGTTATGGATTGCCACTAGTTGATGGATTTTATATATCACAACATTACTCATTAGACCATGAAGCAATTGATTTAACCGATGAGTTAGGTGTTCCAGTGTTTTCGGTACAAGATGGCTATGTTCTTAAATCCGATTTTAAAGATGATTTAGGGGAGTATGTCGTTATTGCACATGAAGATGGTAACCAAACAACATACGCTCATTTAAACAAAAGATTTGTCAATAAAGGGGATAAAGTTGCTAGAGGTCAACAAATTGGAGAACTTGGAAATACTGGTAATTCTGATGGAGCGCATTTACATTTTTCTCTGAAAAATAAGGATGGTTTTAACCAGGACCCATCTGGATATCTCAATTTAAATGAATAAAGGAGGTAAAACATGACAACATATAAACTCAATTTAAGCACAACTGAACCGAATAATGACGTTGGGTTAATCAAAATACGCCAAGATGATACGATGACCCAACAGTTATCCGTAACGGTATACGAACATGACAAATTAGTTGATTTGACAGGCTATGATATTTATTTAAATAGTAAAATGCCGAACCAGTCAACTGTTAGGGATAAAGTGACTGATTTAATCAATCCTAAAAATGGTCATTTTTCTTATACTTTGATTGATAGCTTTTGGCAATGTCTAGGTGACATTTCACTATGGTTTAGCTTTGAAATTAATGGTACTCGTGATAGTACAGCAAACTTTGAGTATCGTGTGATTCAAGGTCATTGTAAAGAAGTAAATCAAGGAAATTATATTTGGGAGTTTGAAGAACTTAAACGTAAACTCGAAGAAATGGGACTAAATTTAGCCAATGACTACAAAGATTTCAAAGAACGACTAGACGTACTTCTAGAAATGTTCAAAGCCATGAACACATACAGCAAAGAAGAAATAGACCGTATGCTTATTAAACTGATAGCTGGCGAAAAAATAAGCGCTACGTTTACGATGGATTATAAAGATAAAGTAGTTGGGTCATTAGTTGAAAATCCTAATATAGCGTATCGTACGCCATATAGCGGTGTTGGATTAATAGATTTAATTGATCCAAATACATTAAAAGGTACGTTAGAATTAGACGCAGGACTGTATAAGAATATCAGTTATAAAGATGATGTCATTACAACAATTACAATAAATTCAGGTAATTACAGTAGTCAAATGTTATTTAAATATAACGTCTTAGAAGATTTTAAACGTAAACTTTCTAACTTTGATATTGATGTTAATAAGTTTAATGGGTATATACGTGCGATATCAATATCAACGCATACAAGAGGGAGAAACAGCGCAGGAAATAAAGCAAGTTTTAAGGTATTCGTAAACAGTGGTTGGACTGGGTCTGAAACAAACGTAACCGATAAAACAAAAGAACTTAAATATAATCAATTAAACGCAAGTATTGCTCAAAAATATATTCAAAATGACGGCTATGCATATGCGCTTGTTTATGCTGAACCTTCAGACGGAAAAACAGCTAGTGCGATTTATATTGACTATGCAAGTTTAGAATACACAGTCGAATTATCGCTAAGAGATATTTTTGCAACTAAAGAAGAATTGGATATCTTTAAAAAAGCTGTAGAAACACAAATGGAAGTAACCAAAAATGAAATTAAGAAAGATATTGATGACTTTAAAAAATACACTAATACTGAATTAGCAAAAAAACAAGATAAAATTACAGATAGCGGTTTGATAAAAGCCACATTAACAGGTGGAGCAATTAACAACAACGATGATCCAGTATACTATCGAAAAGTGAACAATCTAGTTATTATAAGTGGATATTTAAGAGTTCCAGAAGGTGGAGGGGCTGTAATTTGGACGCCACCACCAGGATATGCACCGAAATATCAATCGCTAGTTAGGGTAACTTTCTCAAATTCAGACACAACTCGGACTGCCATTGTACGTTTTTGGGGTGGGAAAATGTTATCAGTATATAATAATTCATCTGGTGATTATTGCTACATTGAAGCTATATATTACGTGGATTAGGAGGTCAAAATATGAAGGAAATCTATAAAGTTGAAAAAATAGGATTTTCAGAAACACAGCTAGTTGAAGATGATGTTTCATGTGAGAGACCGTGGACTGATATTCAACCGCCACAACCTTGTTGGAAACCCAAGTTCAGTTTCAGAACAAATCAATGGACGGAAACAGCAACAGAAGCAGAGATGAATCCGCCTTTTGAAAATGAACAAACAGAAAAAGACAGAGTGGAAAGTTTAGAAAATACGGTTTTAGAATTAGCAGATTTAATTCTTTCTGGTGGTGAGACAAATGTTGAATAATTTGATTGAACTCTATGCGGATCATGTGATTAGTGGAAAGCGTACGATTGAACAAGTACCATTGCCAATTAGAGAGAAAGTAAAGAAAATAGTTGAAGAAAACAAAGAAGCTGCTAAACAGTAGCTTCTTTTAATTTTATGAAAAGAGGGTCATCAAATGCAATTTATCAATCACTTACTAGAATTTATTTTTAAAGGAGGAAGTCCCGTTATGTCATTGTATTTAACAGCTTTACTATTAGATTTAGTCACTGGTTATATCAAAGCTCTAAAAGACCACAACTGGCGTTCAGCATTAAATATCGAAGGATTACTAATTAAGTTCGTAACCTTCTTTACAATTATTGCTGCTGGAATCATTGATGATCTAGCACCACTAATGAGTATTAGCATTCCAATTAATATCGCTTTTTGGTGGACGATTATTTTAACCATCTATGAGTTGGGAAGCATTTTAGAAAATATGGGTGAAATGGGTGTAAACATTGGATTCTTAAAAAAATATCTAGGAATCTTGCAAGATACTATTGAAAACAAGGAGGATGAAAAATAATGAGTAATGCAACTAATTTTTTAAATCAAATCAAACCAGGGTGTTTATCTTTATGGAAATTGTACGGTATTTTGCCAAGTGTTGCAGCAGCGCAAGCAGCGCTTGAAAGTGGATGGGGAAGTAGTTCACTAGCATCGAAATACAATAATCTATTCGGTATTAAAGGCGCCGGCGTTTCATTGCCAACCACAGAATATTACGATGGCAAAACGCCTATCGGCATTGTAGATAGCTTCCGAGTGTATCCGAACTGGAATACATCTATTTTAGACTACGGCGGTTTTTTGACTAACTATGGAAACAAACCTAATCGTTATGATGGAGCTTTGGGACTAAAAGACCCTAACGCACAAATTACAGCTATCTGGCGTGCTGGCTATGCCACAGACCCAAACTATGTAGGCAAAATCATGTCAACAATCAACGCAAACAGTTTGACTGCTTGGGATACAGAAGTATTAGGTGGAAGTCCAGCACCAGCACCACAGCCCACACCTCAACCATCAAATGGAACTTATACCGTCCAATCAGGCGATGCATTAAGTTTAATTGCTCAAAAGTTTGGAATGGCCACAAGTCAACTTGCTAGTATGAACAATATCAGTAATCCAAACTTGATTTATCCAGGACAAGTTTTGCAAGTATCTGGTAGTGGTAACTCAACAGGTGGATCATATACAGTTAAATCTGGTGATGTTTTAAGTATCATCGCTCAAAACTTAGGTGTCAGCACCCAACATCTTGTTAATTCAAATGGGATTAGCAATCCAAACTTAATCTATCCAGGTCAAGTTCTTAAATATTAA